TCCTCTTCTCTTCCTCAGTCAAACGATAAGGGCTTCTTCCAAGGATTGCGTTTACCTTGGTCAAAACCTGCTTCACCGCAGGTTTTATCACCCTCAGGAGCAGATCAGCTAGGGGTTTTGCAAGTAGGGCAGATGACGCAGCCACAGACGCAATCACCGCAGTAGTTGTTGCTACCTGAGCAGAGGGTAGGTACTGTTCGACTACTCCAATATCCTCATATAATGCTACACATATTTTTTTATTAAGGTTGTTAGGATCGGGTTGTAACTCGTGTCCTACAACCTTTTCTTTTTCACTGGGTCCAACTGATCCTATCCTTGGAGACAATGGACCAGGACATTCTGGATCACCTTCTGGTTCTTCTGTAGGAGGTGGTTCTGGTGTCTCAGGTGGTGTAACATCACCTGTATCTCCTGTATCAACACCTTCTGCCTCCTCTTCCTGATCCATATAAACTGTCTGCCAACTTAATTCTCTATAGTCATAGTCAGGTGGCACATAATAAGGCATACCACCATCACACAATACTACATTCTGTTTTGGATCATCATTAACTAACTGCTTATTCTTACTAGCAGGATTCTTTGCGTTCTCTTTATGTACCTGAACACACCCAGGCATATAAACTATAGGAGTTCCCACCCTTTCAGTTACAGGTGGTGCTTGAGGTATGACTAAGGTATTAACATAATCATTTGTCTGTACCTCAGGAATATTCAACCGCCTAACATTAGCAAGCTTGATTTGATGAACTTTATTATTTCTTATACCAATATTTTCAATACCGAAAATTCGGATTCCATTATTAATTGGCTTTATTTCCTTTATTGGTTCCATTTAAAACCTCACGGTAATTACCATTGGGAACCATCCCTTTAACATGACCAGTTGTTGCTGGCCATGCATCTTTAATAGCAGCACGAACTTCTTCTCTTACTATCATCCTAAGTTCAGTTGCTTCTGCCTCCATCCTCTTCTGAGGACCACCAGTAGCATTATCGATGGCAACATTACCACCGACAATACCTCCAGTACCTACAACAGCGACTGCTGTACCGTATGTTGCTATTTTTTGTACGTCCATTAAAGCTCAGGAATTCCTAGTCCAGCATCAGGAGCAGCAGGAACAGCAGGGTCTGGTGCTAAAGATGGCACACCACCACCAAGACCTCCAAGAGATCCAGTGACTGCTTCCATTACTTGGCCTTTGACGTTATCGACGATTGCATCCTTATTAAGAAATAGATAGCCGCCAGTAGCAACGACGGCGAGAGATACAACGCCACTTGTAAGAGCGATGACATTTACAATTTTCTGCATGATTTTAAATTTCGTAAGTTTTCTTATCCTTGCTATTGGGGTCAACAGCAATTATTTTTAATGGTGCTTGCTCAATACGAATCGTTTGAGTAGGTCCACCACTACCACTGCCATTGGCAGGGTTACCATTCTTGTCCATCTTCATAGTACCATCACCTTTCTTAGAAGCTGTCTGAATTCCGAAGCTCGCTAAAACTCCAGTGAACACCGAAGCTATGAAAGTTGGATCTATTTTTTGTTGAGGGACTCCTGGAATAGCAACATAATTTAATGTTAATATTCCACCACTCCAGGCAAGTACAGTGATCCGCACCATTGTGCTGATGATCGCTGCCTGTTCTTCAGGGTCTGGAAGAATAGCATCCTTTGCTTTAGCAAAGAGACCTTTTTTCTTTTCTTCTTTAACCTCGTCATCTAACAAGGTAGTATCTTCAGCCATATTGATAACTTAACTATTACTATATATCAATCAAATACACATTACCTGATATTGACACCCTGTGGTCATCGGATGTATAAAATGGATTGACTCCATGATTAAGACGAGCAGGGAAGAAGACCATCTTCCACTCAAAACTCTTATCGACATAAAGATATTCTGTATCCAATCCACCTAGGGCAGTATTGTATTGGAACATAAACGCTGCTGTCTCGTTTCCATTAGTGTCTGGATATCTCTTACGCTCCTCCTCAAGTTCATAAGGGACTGATACCCAAATGACAAATGAGAATAAACCTGAATGAATATGTAAAGGATTAAAGTCATACTTTCGTTGATAGTTTACCCACAGTCTTTTTAATTCGAGGTCTGTGTTGTCAATGTCCCTCATAGACTCTGCCATACCCATGCTTGGCTGGAGTCCAAATCTTTTTATATATTCATACCCAAGGCAACGAGTAAATTTCTTAACCTCTGGTGTGATATCTAGGTGCCACTCTTCTTCTAAGTGTCCTCTAAGGGTGCTCCTAGCGTCTCCACCATGATTTGCCATGGAACTAGATAATTCCTCCCGTACAACAAGAGGCACCTCACAAGAGAGATACCCTGGTGACTTAAACCACTGTGTATGGTAGGAGAAATCCTTCTCCCATCCAGAATCAACCACCGACTTTGGCATTTACACTGATAACAGTTGCGTTTGGATTCCTTGCTAAAGCAACTTCCTTTGCTTCTTGATAGTTCCTAGCATAGCATTCTTCAGTGAATACCTTGCCAGCGACATAAAGTTTTACTTCATGCTTCATCGGGTTGCCTTCGTTTACCTATATTATACTTGCTTTCCAGTATCCAGTCAAGCTTTTCTTTATAAGATATTACTTTTATCTGACTGAGAGGAGCAGCATCAGCGATGGTTGTCTTATCCACCACCTCTACTAGACCCCAATCTGAAAGTAATTGTATAATTCTGTTACGTCTCTGTAAATCATTGTCTGATAAATTTGCTCTCTTACCATCCAATGCAAATAATTCTTTAAAGTGTACTATAAAATAGTCACCTTTCTTATGTAAAATGTGGCATGATTGATATAACTTTCTCTCTTTCCTAGAAGCTACACCAATTCTAGTTAGTGTCTCTCTCACCTTGAGGAAATCATCTGGTTCCTTTAAGGTAACCTGAATCATATCATCCTTAGACCACTGAAGATCCTCACTCATTTCTTCCCTCCCTTATTCAGTTTGCTTTTAATGTAATCTAGTTGTGAAGGAGATAAAATATTCAATGCTTGTCTAGCCTTTTCATTACTATAACCATAGTATTGCTTGACCACATTCAAATCATTCATCTTCTGTTTCTTGTCCCAAGGAGAGAATCTCCTACGTGACCTGACGGTATTTATATAAAAATCATATTGCAAACGCTTATCGAGATTAGGGAGTCTATTCATCTCGTTTGCAAACATCACAGTATCCATGTGATGTGACATACATTTATTGATTACATAAGGAGGATAATTCTTTTCCCAACCAGGGTCTTCAGGCTGCAGCAGATATTCCTTCGTCTGGTTCAAAGAGTTTAGATAGTCCTTCAGAGGGTAGTTGCTGTCGAATGCCATAGTTAGTTAATACAAGTTCTTTTCGTTTGGATTGCTCCTTCATATAGTCACCTGTAGTACGCATACTATAGGTTAAATCGAAGTCATAAGCATTCCAATCTACAAATCGATTCTTAAGTTTCTGACTGCTGTTATATGATATCATCATATGTGCAGTATGTCTATCGCAATCTTCTGCGAATTCCTCATGGTTAAAATGCTTGTGCATCTCACCTCTCTTACCATAGATAGGAACTTTAATATCATATGGTGGGTCAAGATAAACAAATGTGTTTTGATCATCTGTTAGAAGTTGATCATATGATAGATTAGTAATCTTCCAGTCTTGTATTATCTTTTGATGCTCTGGTAATCTCTCTATACCTCGTATGCTGAAGTTGGAAATACTTGCTGCTTTTGAGAAGGAACTTGATTCGGTGAGACCACTGAAAGAACACTTATTAATAATATAAAAACTAACAGCACGACTGGATGGATCGGTTCTGGTGCCACTAAGATATTCTTTACTCTCAAGAAAAAGGACTTTCGCTTTTTCTGGGGTGTTGTATTTTGCTTTAAGTCTTCTGAGTTCATCTGCAATTTCTTTTCCATTGTGTTGTAATTCTTTCCAAAAGTTATACAGATGACCATACAAATCATTCACCCATATGTCTAGGTGAGGATACATCTGTGTCATGTATAATGATACTGAACCACCACCTAGAAATGGTTCACGAAATTCTTTATACTTAGATATATCTGGGTAGAATTGTGCTAACTTTTTTAGAGCACGAGACTTACCACCAGGATATCTAAGAGGAGTCTTCATCATTTTTTAAATACTCCAAATTGTGCTAACAAGTAAATTGTTAATACTGTCCAGAATACTATTTCTAATCCTATACTATTCATTTGAATTCACACTCCACCATAATCTGTGTTAAGGCAGCAAGAAGATTAATCTCTTGGTCTGCTACAAACGCAGACTTATACTGATACTCAGCAATGATTAATACTGCTGCTGCAATACTTGGACCTTCCATCACATCAAAAAGATTATCATATATCTTTCTGAGTATAGAAGTTGGGTCAGCATCAAGATTCTGGGTTACCCATTTCTTGACATCATTAAATTTCTTATCTCTTAATGCCTCTACGAGACCTTTAACATTAGCATCCCCTAGGGTTGCGAGGATGCCGATGTCAATAGCACCTGTAGAGCTGTATCTTTGCAACTCATTAAGCGTTCTTCTAAAGTCTGGGTAGTATTGTTGGACGACTTTGGCAACCACTTTGTCATCGTACCGTATCTCCTCTCTGGACAAGATGTCTCTACATCTTTCAAAGAACTTAGCTGCAAGAGTTTGTTTAGTTTTTCCACGAGTGTTAAATTCAACGACAGTTGTTCTACTATGTAAGGGTGATATTATTTTGTTCTTAAAGTTACACGTGAGTATGAACCTGCAGTTCTTTTGAAATTCTTCAATCGACGCACGGAGGAGTAATTGTACATCTGAGGTAGTGTTGTCCGCCTCATCGATGATAAGAACTTTATGCCGTGATGTAGAAAGCAGAGACACAGTAGAAGCAAAGGTCTTTGCCTGATTGCGTACAGTGTCCAAGAATCTACCTTCATCCGATCCATTAATGACATAAGAATCTGCTCCTAACTCATTACATAATGCTTTAGCAATGGTTGTCTTACCAACTCCAGCAGTCCCAGAGAGAAGGAGATTTGGTATCTCTCCTTTCTCAATGAAACTTTTGAAGGTTGCCTTCACATCATCGGGAAGTATGCAATCATCAACAGTTTGAGGACGATACTTCTCCACCCATAAGAAATCATCATGCATTAGGTTCAAGTGCTATAAGATAGCGTACGTTGTCTGCTGTAAAGCGTGCGACATTCGCTTTGCTAATAGTAACATCATATGACTGAGGAAGCAACTTAAGATTCTCCATCTTAAAGCAATAACAAAACTCGTCAGTAGTCTCACCTACCTCTACAGCATATGAATTACTCGTATCATTCTTCTTATCAGTTAATGTTAAACTCATTACACCTTTATTACCTTGCAAACATAAATCAGGGACACCACAAATCGCCCATGCCTTTTTAATCTGGTCAAAAACTCCTGCTTCTAATCTAAAGTTAATATCCTCTGAAGGGAGGTCAACCTTTTTCTCAGGAGGTTGCACAATAATATCTGGGTCAGAGTAGAAAAACTTGACCTTAGATCTATTCTGAGGATTAGATACCTTTAGATAAGTATCATTCGTTGTATCAATGACAGGACTGCCATCAAATAAATTAAAGATTTGAATCAGAGATGGCAAATCATAGATAGGAATATTCCTATCAAATGTTTCTTGTACATTTGCAGTAGCAAGAATGTTTTTATTCAGACTGAGTGTTGAGATTTCACTGCCTGGTTTGATAACTATCGACTGGTTAATAGACGAAAAGTTTTTGAGTAGTGCAATTGTTTCTTTTGAAATCACGGTCATTTGTCATAATCAACGGCGAATGCAGTGGAGTTCCCTGCGTTTATTCGGTCTGCCTTCTCACGTTTATCGTTGAAGTGCAATAGTAGCATACCATAATGAATGATCTTTATGATATCCTTGCGTGCAGATCCTTTTCTGTCATAACGTGAAGCATACTTAAGGACATTACTCCTACAGAATGCTTCAGCATCACCCACAGAATCAATGAGGTCAAGAGTCTGGACGTTTCCGACAGAATAATGACCTCGGTATGTATTGGAGATGTAATCCTCTATCTCCTTGAGGATCTCGTCCTCACTATACTTCTTCATCATAAAGGGGGTGTTATTCCCCTTCATTATACTCTTCAATCTCTTTCTCGTCAACCTTAGTATAAAGGTCTAAGAAGGATTGTTTAGTATCATCATCGAAACGATTGATACAATTTGTAATTGCTTTCAATCTATTTTGGAAGATAGAATATGCTTCCACGATGTGTACCAATCTACGAGTGGTGATAACTTCATCCACTCCACCATCAAAGAATGTCTTACGAATTACACCTGCCCACTTAACAAGGTTGTCAGCAAACTCAGCATCACATCCATTGTTTAATAGGATACGAGTCTCAGTTGTTGGAGCAGGATAATCTTGCTCAAATGTTATCGGGAATCTTTCAAGGAAGGCTTCGTTGAGCACGTTAGTTCCAACAAATCTTCCGTCGTCGCTACCTTTACCTTTAGTATTTGCGGTGGCAATGACTGTGAATCCTGCTTCTGGTTTGATGTATCTTCCAATCTTTTTAAGGAAAATTCCCTTACCTTCAAGGACGGATTGGAGACAGAGAATCTTGTTTGAGGCAAGGTCGATTTCGTCAAGGAGCAAGACAGCCCCTCGCTGGAGAGCTTCAACAACTGGTCCGTTGTGCCAGACGGTATCGCCGTTAACAAGACGGAAGCCCCCAATGAGATCATCTTCATCTGTTTCTATTGTAATGTTTACTCTTATTAATTCACGTTTTCCTGTAGCACAGGCTTGCTCGACTCCGAGGGTCTTTCCATTACCTGAGAGCCCAGTGATAAACACAGGATAAAACCTGCGACTAGAAATAATTTTTTTAAGGTCATTGAAATTGCCAAAACTTACATATGATTCATCTTTCTCAGGGATGTAGTTTTCAGCAGCAACAGCAGGCTCAGACGCAAGAGTCTTCTCTAGGTTTTCTGTAATCTCTTTCACAGATAAATCCCAGTGGTTTCTTTTTACTTTCCACTGCTTGAGTCTTTGGCCAATAGTATAAGTATGGACACCAAAATGCTCTGAAGCAGATTTAACAGCATCTGCGTTTACAGATGTACCGAAGTTGTCAATGCAATACTGACGGACTCCTTCAATAGTAACATCGGTGCGAGGTAGGGACATAAGGTTTTCTTTGTTTGTTATGTCTTTATTATAGCAGCTATGTTTGAACTGTGGAGCCATCAGGTGACACTTTCATAACTGGTACATCAAACAATACCGTATCGATATAGTTTCTTGCCCACTCCTTATCAAACCACTTAGAAAGTACTGCTATAGTTTTCTTATTTTTTCTCTGTTGTTTACAGTAATAAATCTGGTCATCAAATCTAAGCATAGTATTGACCCAGTTTTCATCCCTGACTGCATTGTTAATTTCTTCACAATATATTGTGAGAAGATGTTTAACTAACGATTGATAATTATATTTCTCAACCCTTGAATTTATCCTCATGAATTTACAATGAGGTGAGAATATTTCATCACCCCATAAAGGTAATGCCCTTCTCTCACTAAAATTATATAGGTTGCATATTGGTCTAATTCTATCATATATCTTTTCGGTACCTCTGACAGGAGATACATCCACAATAGCAGCAGTAATTGTCTTACCTGTATCTACAATATCACATCCAAATATAGGAAGATTATATTCTGGGTTTGGATACCAGACACAATGTAATACTTCTAAGTTTTGAGTAACACCAGTTTCAAGATGTATCTTCCTCATACCATCACATGTCCACATTTCATTTCCAATGTAGACATCGTTGTGGAATATTTGAGGATACTCTGGCCACTTGTATTTTAAAGTGGGCAGATTACCAAGTGCGTCCTTGATAATCTGAGCAACTTCTTCAACCATTTTATGCTATCTGTTCTATAAATGCATTTAGTATAGTTTTGTTGGTCATCTTTGAACCCATGTGCTTTTTAAATGCACGAGTTAATTCACCTCTAGTTGCAGATTCACCTCTCTGTTTAACAGTTAGGTCAGTGGTGCCTTGACCAATTCCTTTATTAGGAATATAGAATGCTTTACTAAATCCATGTTTCTTTTCTATACTAGCAAACTTTTCCTTATTCCAGGTCTTTTGTATCTTCTCACGTTCTTGAATCGTGACATCACCACTTATGCATCTATTCAATTCATTCTTAGAGCAGATACGAATACCAATCCAGTTGTAGTCAGTAATCTCACTCATGAATGATACTATTTCTTTAGTAGTTTCATAAGGAGAAGCACTAATCTTTCTGGTATATCCTGTAACAGGATCCCTTAATATGAATACTGTCCTACGTGTATGACAAAGATAATTACATGACTTACTTCCATCACCTCTTCTATCTGATACGAATGATAAAGGATTTGCTTCACCATCAGTTAAACAAATAACATTTACCTTCTGCACTTTCTCTACCTTTCTCATCTCTCTAACTGCTTCACGCATGTATAGAGTTGCTTCTGCTAATGGTGTACCACCTAGACTCAAATCTCTATGGTAACCAACATAACTCCACTCACCCATAGACCATGCTTGAGACCATACAAGTCTCAACTGCTTCTCAAGTTTCTGCTTATTCATCCTAGATGAGAAGAATTCTAATAGACGGAAATCATCTTGGATAGCAAGGTCATTGTTCTTTTGTGTATCAAGAAACTCACCCCACTCACGACCAAATCCACTCTGGAATGCATACACTCTGAATGGAATATTAACCTTCTTACAGAACCAAATTAGATTGTAAGTTTGCTTAAGAGTATCCATCAAAGTATGTTGCATTGACCCAGACCAATCAAGAAGCATAACCAATCCATGATTCTTACCATCAGGGACAACAGTTACCTTCTTAAATATATCTTCATTGATCTTATAGCTGAACAACTTATTAGTATCGATAACCCCAGTCTTTGCAGTAGATGCACGTGCATACTGGTCTGCTGATTTCTTCATCTCGAACTGTTTTACGAGATAGGTAACAGACTTTTGAGCAGAGGATTTATAATCTTCATATTTTTTTAAGCAATATTGTAAAGACTCATTATGTTTTTCTTGATGACTTTCATTTTGAAATGCTTGACCATAGAAAAAATATTCTAAATCTTCTTGAATCTTCTCCCATGGTTCAACTACATCACTCAACTTAACTTTAGGAAGATTTAGATATACCCACTCCTTAGCATCATCATCAACCATATCCTCAAGATTATCTTTGAATGCTTTATCTGTTACTGATCTAGTCTCATCTACATCTCCTGCATCACCACCGATAGGTTCTTCTACCTCATCTTCTTCATACTCAGTATCATCATCACCTAAATCAGGACGCTCCTCTTTCTCCTGTGACTGTGGAGATACTACATTACTCTGCTGAGGTTCAAAACTCTCATCATCGAAATCAAAATCTATATCAGGTAACTCGTCTTCCTTATCTTTCTCTGCCTCTGTCTTCTCAGCATAATCATATACTTCTCTAGCAAGGTCAATTACATCTTGGAAAGTTTTTGTAACTGCTGCTCTATCTACAATGCTCTGCTCATACTCTGAGAATTCTACTTGAGCACAACCTTTAAAGTATAAGTTAATTCTATCAATGAATGATATCTTAGTTAAATCTTTATTCTTAACACCGAAAAAATTATTTTCCCACAACTCTGAATAACCTTTGAAGAAGGAATGCTTAAGACCTGGATAGGTAACCTTCATCATTCTCTCTATACGAGCATCCTCTAAGACGTTTACGAAGTCCCTAGGAGCATCATACTCATCAGCAGGTGTATATAAAGCATGACCCACCTCATGACCGACTAGCATATCATATACATCAGTTGATGCTGCCTTCCATATAGGGAGGACAAGTACCCTGTTTTCCACATCGAAACATGCGGTATCAACTTTACGGTGCTCAATCTTTAAGTTCTCTGTTGCTAATAGTCTAGCAAGAGTTCCTTTGACTTCGGTGTTTACTGGCATAGAATTCCTTAGATGTATATATCATAGCACCTTCTTATCCTGATGTGCAGGTACAGGGACAGTTCGTCCACTGTCCCAGTGTCGGATTACACCAGCAGTAATAAAGCAATTAGTAACAAGATAAGTGATGAAGATAATACTGCGTATAATACATACTGCATTATCATACTTTGCAGTTTTATTATCCTCGAAACTTCCCAAGGCATATTTCCAAACCTCCCACGCTTTAAGAAACATCCACTAATTTACTGAAATCATTTTGCTTTTCAAATTTTAATGTATTCATAAATTTATCCACTAGGATATCTCCCTTATGGGATATTACAAATACGTTTGTGCCTTTACCTAGGCTACGAAGAATTTTTAGAAGTTCATTTGTACCTTCTGTATCCAAAGAGGAATCGAAAACCTCATCCAACAATAGAAGATTAGTTGCGACTGAGTTTTTCATCCTTGCTACTTCTCTCCAAGTAAACAGGAGAGCTAAGTCAATTTTCTGTTTTTCTCCTTCAGAAAATGACGAATAACTAAATTCATCCCTGAAACGACTCTTAATAACTTCATTGAACTCTTCGTCAAGTGTGAAGTTGACATAGAAGTCCATAGACTGTAAGTATTTATTGATAAGAGAATTGAAAATTGGAATATACTTTTTAATAATCTGCTTCTTTACACCACCATCCTTAAGTAACTGATGGCATACTGCCATCTCATCCAACTTTTCTCTTACTTGTGCACAACCAACTCTAGTTTTCTCTGCCTCTTCCATGAGGACATCTAGTATTTCACCCTCTGCTTTAATGTTAGGAGTATTTGATTTCAATTCTATAATCTCTTGCTCAATTCTTAGAGAATCTTTTTGAATTCTAACTACATCCTTCTCAAGGGAGTTAACAGTTGTGCGTAATTCATATAGAGAAGTACTTAAAGCATCATACTTCTCAATTTTTTTAGTGATCGTATTAATTTTTTTGGTAACATCTTTAGTTTGCTTATCATATTCACCTTCTTTTTCTGATAGGGTATCACATTTATGTTGACGAAACTCATCTTCAATCTCCTGAGTGCAAGTGGGACAGGTTTTATTCTCAGTAAAGAATTTAAAATCCTTCTTTACATCAGATAACATTCGTTTATATAAGGTCTGCTTATCTCTCAATTCAAATAACTCATCCTTAACATTACCCATCCTCTTTAATTTTGCTTCTGACTTACCGACTTCAGCAATCTTAAGTTTAACCTCCTGCTCTAAGTCAAGAATCTTTTCCTGATTTAGATCTAACTGTACACTCTTTTCTTTCTGCCTATCATCATTTGCTAGTCTCATAGTGTCTAACAACTTCTGTTGAGCAGATACTTTCTGGTCATTCATTGCCATAAGATGCTCGCAATCTTTGGCTAACTCTAATGACTTCTTAACTCTCTCTTTCAATAGCATATTCATGCTAGAGAATATCTTTATGTCCAGTAGATCTTCGATAACTTCTCTACGATGACCTGCTTGCAACTGCATAAAAGGAACAAAAGTGCTACTTCCCAGAATAACAACTTGAGTAAAGCTCTTGTAATTAAGCTTGAGAATAGATTGTTCAAGATATTTCTGTGTGTCTCTAGTTGCAGCATCTTGATCTATTAGCTTATTATTTTTGTACAGTTCAAATATATTTGGTTTAATCGCTCGGAATACTCTATACTCATCCTTACCTATTGTCCAGTTTACTTCAACCTTAGTACCCTTTTCATTTATACTATTAACCAACTGTGACTTTGTGATTTTACGAAAGGGTTTATTGAATAAACCAAAGCACAGAGCATCCAGAATGGTTGACTTTCCTGAACCATTGTGACCAATAATAAGAGTGGACATGCTGGAGTCTAGTTTGACCTCAGTCCAACGATCACCCGTGGAAAGAAAATTCTTCCAACGGATACTTTCAAAAACAATCATTCAGTTTTGGGCGGGATAACTAAATCGTCTTTAGTAATTACTGTGTATAAGTATCCTCTATTATTGCAGTTGACTTCAACAATGTCCTTATCCATTTCTAAAATGTCAAGAGCACCATGTCCATCTGCCTCCAATAATGTCTGATATCTAATCACATCATCTTCTTCTTCAAAAAGATGAACAGTTTTAACATGGTCTTTATTATAGACCGCATAGACACCACCTGAATTTTTATCAGTTAACAGATACATTAGAGCTCACAAGCCTCGACATACAAAGATCTTAAAATTGTTTTGACATTAGATGAGTCAACTTTCAACTCTATCTCGTCTATGTATTTATCGAGGAGTGTCATAGTGTCTTCGGTTTCCAGCACTTGAGTGCTTTCTTCAAAGGTCAGATCTTCGACTATCTTTAAGTCAGCAAGTCCAAGGTTTTGGAGTTGACTTACGGTATAGTCGAATTTCTGGTAGTCACCTTTCTCCTCGACGATCAGTTTGACAAACGTGCCCTCTAAGTTATCGGGTATCTCTACTCCATTATTATAATAGAGTTTATGGAACATGTCAAATGGATTTCTATAGAAGGTTGTCTTCAATGTTTCTGTATCGAAGACATGGAATCCTCTCTTAGATCCATAATCATTCCAGTATAACTGATATGGATTACCAAGATAATAAATGTTATCTCGGTTGGACTTCATATGATAGTGTCCAGAAAATACTTTTGTAAATTTATCAAATGGAGATGCCTCCATTCCGAAATCCATTACGTGCCCTGGATGAGCTTCAAAACCGTTAAGCTCAAGATGGCCCATACAGACATCAGCGTCACTGCTTGATACTTGTCCAAGTATGGATTTTTTGTTCTCATCACAAATCCAAGGAATAAGAAGTATGTTACAACCACCGATGCTAACAGTGGTAGGGGTATCAATAACCTCGAAGTTCTTATAACGTCCAAATAATTCTGAGGGAGCATTGACTCTTAATGTATTTTTATAATAGATGTCATGATTCCCGATAAGAATATAATGTTTGACACCCATCTTATCAAGAGGGTCAAACCACATCTCTCTAGCTGAATCTAATGATAAGAAATTTACAGACCTTCTCTTATCAAATGTATCACCAAGATTTATAACAGTATCAATATTTGATTGCTGAATAAAAGGAAGTACTATCTTAGAATAAAACTTTTTATATGCATCAATAAAATATTGATTATCATTTCGCACCCCAAAGTGCTGGTCAGTTATTAATAAGACCTTCATTTATCTTTAGAGCGATTAATTAAAGTAATAAACTTGTCTGC